TGTTTCTAAATACAGTTGTAGTTTTCTTAATGTATTTGGGCCAATGCCTCCGTCAACAGTTGTGCCGATAATTTTTTGTAAGAATTTAGCAGCTCTACCTGGGCCAGCATTTACAGCAAAGTCAAATACGCATAAGTCTAAACCTTCTGCAATGTCTTCACATTTTGTTCTACCCCAATAATTTTTTTCGTAGATAGGTGCAACATCATCAACTGTTAAGTCTTTCATGTCTTTTGCTCCACCCCATTCTTCATAAACTCTTTTGGTTACTCCTAAGTTAGTTTCGCCACCAGGGTCTTTAGGATGATTAACATAACCACCTTCGTGATGTAAAATAATTTCTAAACATTTTTTAAAGTTGCTCATAGTTCTACTCCAAAACCTAACTTTGTTTTCTCTATTAAATACTCTCTAACAAATCCACTTCTTACAATATCACCAATATTAAATTCAGTAACATTAAAAGATGACATGTTATCTAAAATCCTCACAAAGTCATGAAGACCATTTCTTTCGTTTGACTTTGTTAGGTCTGTTTGAAAAAAGTCACCTGCAAAAGAAATCTTTGAATTTTGACCTACTCTTGTAACAATAGTATCTAACTCATGAAAGTTTAAGTTTTGACATTCATCTACTATAATGATAGAATTGTCAAATGTCAACCCTCTTAAAAATGAAGTTGACATAAAGTGTAATGTTCCTTGATTCTTTAGTCTTTCAAAGAGCATTGAGAATGCCTGTTCATTAGGTTGTTGAAACATAAAACGAACCATATTCATATAGTTGATTTGATATAATGCTGATTTATCTTCTTCATCACCAGGTAAGAAACCTATTTCTCTAGTAGGTATAAGAGAACGAACAATAATTACTCTATCGTATTCTGTTTCAGGATTTAAAACATCTTGAAGTGCTTTGTATAAAAGAATAAATGTTTTACCAGTACCTGCAGCACCATAAACAAATTGATTGTTTCCTTTATCCCAAGTCTCAAAGACTGTTTTTTGATTATCACCAATTGGTTTAATTGATAATAAATCTTTACCTTTTACATCTGTTTCTTTTTTAGCCATTTAAGTTTACCACTGCATCACCAGCTGGGAAATACTTTTCTAATACTTCAATTTGTTCTGCATACTTACCAATTGCGTTAAGTTCTTTTTCAACACTTTCAAGTATATCAGTATGTTCGCCTACACCAACTGCATTTTGCATATAAATTTCTACATTTACTTGATGCTTTGCAATTTGCCCTTCGGCATGTTTAATTAAAGCTTTTCTCATTAAATCTTTTTTAGTATCCATTGTCAACTCCTTATTTAATTAGTCCGTGTTTCTTTAAAACTGCTTGAGTTTTACCTTGTTTTGTACTCTTAGAACCATATCTATCTGCAAGTGCTGATGTTGGATGTGCTTCAGCAATCCTTGATAAGTTCTCTTTAAATCCGTCATCAATCTTAGGGCCAACACCCATAACATGGTCACCCACTAATGCAGCTGCCGTTGGTACCTGTGTATATTTAGGATTCTTTTTCAAGAACTCTTGTAATTCTGACCAAGAACAAAATTCTTCAAATTGTTCATCTGTCTTTGTATCTCTAAGAATGTATGTTGGCATTATCTGTTTCCTCTATTTTTTGTTCAATGAGTTGTAATGTTGTTTCAACATTAATTAAATGTTCTTGTTCATGTTCTTCAATTATGATACCAAACTCTTCTTCAATATCCATAACTAACTCGACAGCAGTTAAACTATCAAAGTCTAGGTCATCAATAAAATGAGAGTGCATTTCAATATCTTTGTCTGTAAATCTTTTTGTTATTTCTATTAATTTATGTTGTAATTCCATTTGTATACCATTCTGGTGCCACTCTGTTCTTCCAAGTAGCAAAATCCTTTTTATATTTTATATAGTAACTATGATAAGCATCAATAACATTTGAAGTTTTACACTCCTCTGGCATACATTGAGGTAACTCTGTAACAGGCCCATAAGGCAAGTTCTTAGGTGCTTTTTGTAACCAAAACGATGGTTTAGATGCACCATGTTTCTTACCATATCTATAAGTAAACTCTTGTAAAAGTGCAATATATAATTGTAACAACTTGTAATAGTTACCTGTAGATTGTCTTAACCAAATACTGTCTGGGTGTTTAACATGAGACGCAAGGTATAAATGATTTTCTCTTTCGTCTAAAAGTTTCCAGCGTTTTGCTTTTCTACCTGTTTTAGTTTGACCAATATATTCTTGGCCATCTAAAACTCTATGAGTTGTACTTAACAATTGTGCATACTCGATAGGCATTTTTACTACATGCTTATCACAATGCATTTCTGCACACACAATAGGGTCTGTATTTAATTCAAATATATTCATGCTTTTAAGTTCCTCTCTTTTTTCATCATCTCGAAAAGTGCATCTTTCCATAAAAAACTATATTCACAATTGCGATACTCTTTGAACCAAGGGCCGCCTTCTGTAAAGTGTAGTGCTTTAGGTGTTGCAATGTTTTCATACCAACCAACTAAATAATTCCATTCTAATGATATATCTCCAATTTCGCTGTCATCTAACCATCCAAATCGATGAAAGTACTTACCATCATAACTCATATCATTGATATTGTCAAGGGCTAATTTTTGATTTGATGGGTGACCACAATTCCATAAAACTAAACTAGACCAATTCTTTCTAGGGTATAAATGTTGTTCTTGAATGTCCATTTTTACAGTTCTAACGGGTGTATAATCATGTTTTACACACATAACTGCGTATTTATCATCTGCTTTATCAAATAATTGTTGTATATCATCTAAGAATAAAAAGTCACTATCACAAAACAATGCCCAACCTTTATAGTCCATTAAGTGTGGTACTAAAAATCTTGTAAAAGTAAATTCAGTAGAACCTAATTTATCAACATCTCGCCAATACAAATTACCTTCTCTTAGGTTATTTTGTACTAAAGGGTAAATTTCTACATCTTTGTTATATCGTTGAATGCTATGTTCACAAACTTGATATGAAATATCTTGTCTTGTATCATAACCTATAAAAATATTATTCATTTATCAAAACCTTTTTTGGATTCACTAGTAGCAGTTTTAATTTTTTCCCACCACTTTCCTTTGTAACCATCAGAACCACCATTTGTTAGTGTTATGTATTCTTGATATTTTTTATCTGCATAATATCGAAATGGTACTTTATCTTTACTCATTTTTCCCACCTATAAAATATATGGTCACCAAAAACTGCTGTCTTTGTTTTTGTTGCGGCCCATGCTGGAGTTACATAGTGAGCATGATAATGAGTTGCCCCACCAGTACTTACGGCACTTCCATAATGTGCAACCTGCATTGCAACACCTTGTGCTTTTTTCCAAGCATCTTGATTTCTAGGTTCATCACCTTTACCATCACAATACCAACTAAATTGGCATCTATGTTTTACTGGGTAATAAATTGCATCATCTTCTTCGGTTTGTATTGTCTTCCAAGATTCTCTTGTTGGCCCTTGTTTAACAACTTCACAAACTGAATTAGGATACCTATGGTCTTCTACCCTATTCATAACTACATCTGCAACTGCAAACATACCATTGACATCTTGATTTTTTGCTTCATGATATACATTAAGTGCCAAACACATGACACCTATACTAAGTGTTTCTAACATTTTTCTTGTTCCACTCCTTCAATAATATTTCTTGCATACGATACGCTTGTCGTTCCCATGGTTGTCTGCAATAAGGATAATTTGTGTATTCATATCCACGCCAATATACCTTAGAACCATCAGAGTTTCTATCTTTCATCATACCCTTGGCATATTGCATAATATGAACCATTTCGTGAAAGATAGTAGTTAAAAAATCTTCTTGATTGAGAGTTTGCCTAAGAACCATATCAAACTCATTTCTACCACTGGCAACTGAACATTCGCCATGAAATTCAAAGTCTTTTTGTATTTCTACATTGATACAAATTGTACGATGTCTAGGTGTTAATTTTTTAAAACACCAAGAAATCGTATCTTCTACTAATTTTTTTTGTTTTTTTGTACCACCATAGACGTGACATACATTCATTGTAGGCACCCCCCTATGATAATATTTAGTGTTGGGGCATTGTATAAGACTATCAATACCCCACACATCTAGGTCGTTCACATTTTCATCATATATCATATACGACCTACTAGACACTTGCATTTGTTGATGATGATTGAGAGGTCGCAAGTGCCAAACTGTTAATTCTGTTTAATAGACAATCCAATTGTTATGACCCCACTCATAATCATTATTACTGAAAAAATCAATGCACCTAACCAATTGGCACTTTCTGCACCAGTTGGGCCATCGATAGAACCGACTGCCATCATGGCAGCCAGTAAAGTCATCGTTCCAAAAAAATATTTCATCATTAACCTCTCTTTTAATTTAAGTATAATGGGCCTGTCCATTGAATAGGATAGTTACCCTCTAAGATGTTTCCTCTGGCTCTGTTCTTTGCCGGAGCAGACCAACTCGCAGCTTTAAGAATATCACCCTTCTTAAACATTGGTTGTCCATACTTTGTTTTCATGTCTTCTTTTACGATAAAGGCAAATACACTATTTTTTGAAATTACCTTTGCGTATTTTTGTCCATTTTCTAATCTGAAACTATCTCTAAATTCAGATTGCATGGATGCGTTATCTTTCATAAAGGAATTGTAATCTAGGATTGCGGCTTCTTTTAGAAGTTCAAATCCCTCTTCGATAGTCTTTGCGTCTTGTTTTACTATTTGCATAATATATACCTCTCTAATTATTGTTTGTTTTGTAGTAAAAAATTTTCTGACATGAAGTCGTAATTTTCTTCAAGTCCGTTAAAAGCAATCATTTCATCAACTTGCTCTTTTGATAATAAGTAATATTCCATTGGATTAACTTCCTCTGTCATATTCTCATTCCAAAAAGGATTTGTGATAAACTCATCATCTGTCATAAATCCTAAAGTAATTTCTTCTTTGGTAGCAGGTCCGGTAGAGTTACTTGATAGTAACATGTTTCTTAATTGTGGTCTCATTTTTAATACCTCGTTATCATCATTCATAATTATATATTACCAGATAAAAGGGGGTATTGTCAAGGGTTATTGCTAAACTTTTTTTCCTAAAATCCACCCTACAAGAGACTTTCGAATGCCCGATTTTACAGGGTTTACACGATGCCAATAGTCTGATTTGAAGAAAATTACTTCATTTTTGCCAAGACAGAATGTCGCATGTCGAGGATTTTTGTTAGGATGTTCGTATTCTAAGTCAAATTCACCACCCTCAAATTCATCATTTAATATTAAAGAAAATGATATCTTTCTAATTCTTCCGTCTGCATATGGTTTTGAATTTTGGTCTATATGCCAACCATATTGGCCATCACTTTTATACTCTGTATATTGTAAAGGTTCGATAGCATCGATATCGAAGTTCCAACCTGTGGTTGCGTTGATGTCTTTAGTAAATTCTAAAAACTTATTTAAAGTTGGTTTATCATTAATCCAACTTATCTCTGAATCTCTAACTGTATACCCACTACTGCCTAGAGTTTTGGCATCTTCTAATTTACCAATATCTTTAGCAGTAAAGGGTATTTTTGTTAAATGATAATGAGGGCCTATTCTCATTAAGGTTTAGCGAAATTATCATTCCAACCAAATGCTTCTTTTACTACATCTTTCGATAGTCCTTTGTACATTTGATGTATTTTTTTATCTTTTGCTTTGCAAAGAAGGTTTGCTTCACTTTCATGTAGACCTTCTAACATTTGTATAAACATCATTTCTTTTTTATGTTGTGGGGTATCATTATCGGCACCTTTAATATAATGCCATAATTTTCTTGCCTCTGTTGCAAGTCTTGTATGTTCAGTACCTGCAGGTGCTTCATTTGCTACATATGGAACATCACCTTCTGGTAAGACCCATATTATATTTGGGTCGAATGATGATTTAAGCACCATTCGCAATGAGGCGTTGTCGTGTTGTCTTAATATTTTTATCTTATCGTTTTTTGTTTTTGCTTTATGTACTTTGTCTAATATTTCTGAAAATAACAAAGTAGCGTTTGAGTTGTTAGTTATAACCATTAGAAATCTCCTATTGAATCTGTTAACTCTTTTAATTTATTTTCGATAAAGTAAGTTAACATTTTACTTCTATCGCCACATGGTGCTTCAACAAATTCTTTAACAATATCTGTTTCAATGTCTATCGGAATACATTCTAAATCAATAAGGTTTTTATTACGAGTATAATTTCTTACTACCTCATCGGTTGCCATTGTATCCATAAAGTTACCATCTTTCCATGCATCTATTTTCTTTTTACTTAGGGGTCTTTGTCTAAGATTTTCTACAAACACATTATCATTTGATAATACATTTGGTACTCCGTCTGAAGAATCACCCTTTAAAATATGTATCTTTATATATTCTATTGGGTCTTCACCATTTACTCTTTTTTTTAGTATAGGAGAATATTGCGAAACATTTGGATATTTTTGAAGTTGTATAAAGTCTTTATCACCAGAAACAATCATAATTTTATCGTCTGGGTATTTCTTTACAATAGTGGCAATAACATCGTCTGCTTCTGCACCATGCACTTCAACTGTTTTGTAAGGTAAATAATCTTTTAGTTCTTGTTTGATTTTGTTAAGACACTCAAAAATTGATTCCCAATCTTTGTTATCTTTATTTCTGGCTCTTCTACGATTTTGTTTGTAGTTAGGAAAGTAATCTCTACGCCAATAGTGTTTACTATCATATGCCAATACAATTTCACCATACTCACCTCTGAACTCTTGTCGATGCATTCTTATTGAATTAAGTATCATGTGCCTAACGATACCTTCGTCAGGTTTAGTACTTTTTTCCATGTTCAAATGCATCATCAAACTTGCCAGGGCAATTTGATTCATATCTAAAATTATCATATATCCTCTATTAGTTTTTTCACTTCATTAATATTTATACTATGATACGAGGTATTGTTGTTATTGTCAAGTTTATTCTCTATCATAATTTTATCAACTAAATCGTTTAAAATGTGCTTATAACCAAGTTCTTTGTATGTTACAGCACGAATACATTCATTTAAAAAAGGAATATATCTCTTCATGGTATCAGTACCTACATCAAATCCATTCTCTTGAAAGATTGAAATAGCATTAACTACAATTTGTTCGGCAAGTTCTTCAACAAATTCAATATCATCTCTTACTTGATTTTCCTCTTGAGGTGATATGTTCGCCACTCTTTTCCATGGCCCCTTTATGATGTTGTTCTTTTTTATTTCCGATTCTATTTCCATATTTTTCCTTTAGTTCAAAATATCGTACGGCATCTTTGACACTCATTGACATAGTATTGTCTAAAGATTTTCTTTTTAATTTTTCATATTCGTTATCAATAGTCATTGTCCAATTTTGCTAATTTTTTTAACCAACGTTTTTTACCTGCATTTTTGGCCAGTCTTTTCTTTTCTGACTTAGGAATAAAATGTTGTCTTTCTTTTATCTCTTGTACGAGACCTGCATTTTTAACTTTTCTTTTAAGTTGTCTTAATGCTTTTTCGATGTTGCCATCTCTGACAAACACCTGAAGTCCTTCAGGCCTTTCGAATTTTTTTCTGTCGTTCGGATTATTAAATCTTGGTTTCATAGCACTCCTTGTTTTTTTATTTAGTTAAATTAATAGTAAAATTGATAAACCTAATATCCATGGCATTAACCACCATAGAACAATAGCAAATATAATATAAAATAATATCTTAATCATACCACACCGTTTCATATCCATAAGGTTTATGGACAGGCCCATGTATTTGATAAAGTAAATGACTAAACTCTCCAGCCTCACCATAGAGGTTAATTAGTTTTTCTTTTGCATTATCAATTGTTTCGAAAGGGCCTTCAACTGTATCAGATGAAATTAATTTATAACCATCACCTGTGTCACCGTAATTCATGTTTGCAATGTAGAACCCTTCGGTTACTGTATAGGGATTAATTGTCATTATGCGGCCTCCTGATTTTCATCCATGAACATGTCAAGTTGTACTTCGTCATCTTTTTCAACAACTGTACCCAGATAGTCTAGGTCAACTGTTATTTGATTAAATGCCGCAGTTACATATTCAGTTTCAACTCCATGCGTTTGAAGAGTAACTGAATTGTTGATTTCATCATGGTTAATTCCACCACCATTGAGAAATAAGTTATCTGCTTCCATTCGATTAGAAGCAAGTACAGATTGTTGAATGAGTACTTTGTACTCAATAGTTTGTTGGTAAAGTTTCTTTCCAACTTCGTCTGAATAAAACATTCTCATTAAGCAGCCTCCAACATTGACATTGGTACACGATAGACAGTACCAGATAAGTTAACAAGACATTTCGTTTGGTTAATCTTTTCGACAACCCCTAACTGTCTCTTAGTCTTTTGGACAACATAAACTTTCTGTCCAACCGTAATGGATGCTTTCGCATTCATAACTTTCACTTCCCTAATAAACTGTGAAAGTTCATTAAGTTGAGAAAGATTCATTTTTTGTATTTGCGTTTTCACGTTTAACATTATATTACCTCTTTTCTTTATCATCTATATTTAATGTATCAGGCTTTAGAGGTATTTGTCAAGGGTTAATTTTTCCCTTATTTTTCGGGCATTTTGATTAGATAGTATCACTAGGGCAGACCCCTAACCACCCGTTCAGCGGCCCTTAAAACAGTAAAATTATTCGGAATTTTCGCAACTACAATGAGAACATGCACAATCCATACAAGTCATTCCACAATGACACCAGTGGTCACATTTGTCGCATAATACTACTGCCATTTATTTGCCTTGTCCTTTATATGGTTTATAATCTCTTCTTTTACTCTTATTCATGGAATTCATTTTTACTTTTCCATTACCAATTGATGTTCTTTTAACTTTAGGTTCGTATACCGAAGTAGTGTTCATTGCTCTTGCCATTATTATTTCCTTTCGATTAATGGTTTATATATTGTCACCGACTCTGATTTTCCTTTAACTTTGATTTTATCTACTTCTACTGATTTAGTATTATAGAGTTGTTCCATAGTATAAGAAGAGTATAGTGTTGGCAACACTTTGCCATTTTCGTCTTTGTAGTTTCTAGTTGCTGATTCTAATCTGGCTGCAAGATTAACTGCATCACCAATAACAGAATAGTCAAATCTAGTATCACTTCCCATATTACCAACAATACAAGTACCTGTGTTAACACCTGAACCTATATTAATTTCTGGTAAACCTTTTTCTTTAAATTCTTGTTTTAGTTTTTCTGTTTCCTCTGCACATTCAATCGCAGTCTTAACTGCCATTTCAGCATGATTAGGATTATCTAATGGTGCATTCCAAAAAGCCATAATACAATCACCCATGTATTTGTCTATCGTTCCACCATTGTCTAAAACAATTTTACTCATACGATTTAAATAATCATTAATAACTTCTACCAAACCTTCTGGGTTATTATTGTTTTTATAATATTCAGAAATTGGTGTAAATCCTACTATGTCCATAAACAGAAAAGACATCTCTCTTCTTTCACCACCAAGTTTTAATTTACTTGGGTCTTTCTGTAATATTGCAACCTGTCTAGGGTCTAAGTAAGTTTCGAATTGTTTTCTAATTTGTTGTTTTAATTGAAACTCTAAAATAAATCTATTAAAGATACTATGTAATCCTACAAAGAGTATTGTAACTAATATCCATGTAGCATCAACTAACATCAATTTGTTTGTAAAGAAATAATATGTTCCGTACACAGCACCTGCTGAGAAACCAATCATTATTAAACCAACGAACCAATATGCCGTATATCTTGTTAATATAATAATTAATGCACCTACTAGGAATGCTGTTACTAATTCTGCAAGGAAAGATATATCAACTCTTTCTATATTTGTACCATCAACAACTGTTTGTAAAGTAGAAGCAAGAACAACATAATCATATTGAGCACCAGTTGGTGTAGCAATTACTCCACCTAAACCTTCTGCCTTCATACCAATAACAATTGTTTTTCCTTCTAAACTAATTTCTTTTGTATCTAAATCTGCAAGAGATATTTCTGGGTAAGACTTATTCCATGTTAACCATATTCTTGCATTTGCATCAGTATTGATTGTTGCAAACCCAGGTACTCTCATTGCAATAATACCTGCATCCCCTGATTTGACTTGATAACTCGGGTCACCAACTGCAACTCGAATAACTTCTATTGCAATATTTGGATAAACATCGTTTCCTATCTTCATCAGTAAAGGCATTCTTCTAACAACACCATCAACTTCTGGTGCTGTATTTGTTGTACCAACACCTGCGGCGTTATCACCGATTTGTGGAATTGGCCCAACCATACCTGGCCATTCAAATAACCAATCTAAGGGATTACCAATTTTAGCAACTCCTCTTGGGTATCCGTTTTGACTTGTTTGATGTGAACCTGTCTGTGCGACAACAACAAAATTACCATTAAGTGTTTGACTAAAAAATTCATCACCACCCATTCTATCTTGTTCTGAAAATAAGATAGGCATAACAATAACACCTGCACCTTGTTGTCTTAATTTTATAATTGTATTTGCCATGACAGTTCTATCCCACGGCCATTGTCCATTTACTTCAATTGCTTTTTCATCAATCGTTACAATTACAATATCATTAGATATAATTTTATCTTGAGATTGAAAGAGAAGGTCGAATGATTTTAGTCTAAGAATTTCTTTGATTTGTGGGTCTTGTAGTCCAATCCATATTAAAGTAAATAAAGTTACAAATGCAACTGTCCAATGTGTGAATATTTTTTTCATTGATTAACTGTTAAAGTACACCAAGTATGATTACAAAATAATGTAGAGTTATATGTTTTGTCATTACCTGTTTGATAGATGTTTAAGGAACTACCAGAACCACTACCTCCGGTTACTGTTACATCAACATCATTATTGTTACCGACTTGTTGAACATCTAAACTACCACCAACCCATGAACTACCTGAAACATCAATATCGTTATCAATACCATCTTGCAAAATATTAACTGTGGCTGTATTACCTGTGACTGATAGTGTTAAGTCATTGGCTTCTGTGTTTTCAATTTTAAATGTGCATGAAACTAATAATGTGATTATTAATATACTACTGATTTTGTATAATATTGATTTCATTACTTCCCTCTCCTAATGTGTAATCTCGAATTTCGAAATCTTGTTGTGTAACATTTATTATATATCCATTCTCTTGGTCTAACTTTAATCTAATTATGTTTCCTGATGCATCTTCTCGTTCCCATATATAGTTTCCGTCTTCTATTATCAATAAGATACCAAACTCGTCTCTACCTTCTTTTCTTTTGTCTTTTACTTTATCAAATTCACTTCTCATTTGCAAGGCCAATTGTTTATTTAACTCTGCCAATATGTCACCTAAAAAGTTTTGTTCTAAAAAATCAATGTCTAATCTATTAGAATATTCGTCTTCTTCAACTTCTAGTAAATCAACATCTAAATCATCAAACTTTAAAAAGTCAATATCTAGTGCGTTTCCTATCATTTTTAGATTCTTTTCGTATTGAATCTGGTCGTCTAGTTTTGGCGGTCGTCTTACAATTAACAAGTTGTTAATAAGTGATTCATCTAAATCCAAAATCACTGGTGATAATGGTTTACTTTCGGGCGTATCAACTTGTGTTGCCTGAAATGCTTGATTCATTATAACAAACCCAGCGTCAGATTCTACACTAATTTCACCAACAAAACAATTACCACTTGTGTCGCAACTTGGTAATAATATAATTGTTGATGAACCTATCTCATCAACTGTCATTGCAAAATCTGTACCTCTAACTGATACAGTAGCAGTTGGTGTCTCTATATTTATATTCTGTGCTGAGTTCTTTGCAATTTGACCTGAGGCATATCTCACCGTTCCTAAAGTTGCCTTTAAGGATAGTTTACCTGTCTTTGCTTTTGGGTCATAGACAAATTCATCTATGATTAATTTAGAATGAGAAGTAACGTCAACTCTTGTATCGTCTAAAAACTCAATAGCAAGTTTTCCTTTGCCTGTTTTAACTGTATCATAAGAAAAAACATCTAGGTCTTGTTCTACTTCAATTTCTGTTTTATCTTCTCTTTGAATAACTGAATTTCCCTCTTTCAGTACTACATCACCTATACTTGATGCATAGAGCGTAGTACTGAATAAGATTAGGAAAATACCTAAAACGACTGTTTTAGTCTCTTTGAATAATATCGATATTTGCATTGTCACCACTTGTTGTTAAGTTAATCATATTATCATATACACCTGATTGTGTAATATCGACATCTGCTATCGAACCTGTATGTGAATGAATTAATGTGTGACCTATAGTATCACCATCGCCGTCTATATCAATTAAGTAATTGTTAGTGTCGCCATTTACTGTAATAGTTAAAATAGCACTTACACCATCAACTGTTGCCGCTACGACATTACTATCTGAGCCTGAAGCACCTGTAATATTTACAGTTGAACCTGCGGCTGAAGATGTTTCACCTATGTCTAGGTCTATATCATTTGATGAACCTGTCATGGTTATGTTAGCAGTTACGTTTCC